AACCCCTATTACACAATAGACAACTGCTATATATTTATATTAACAAACTTATATAACAATTATATAAACCCTCTATATATATTATATAGGTATATATAGCCTATGACTATTGTCTATAAACAATACATTGTTAAATACAATGAATATAACCTATTGCATAATCGTATAACCTATATATAATGCTTTACAGCAACACTGTTTTTAATAGTCAATTAAATAGGGGATTCGATATGACGACTATCTATCAGGAAATTACCGATTCGATTATCAATGAATTAGAGAAAGGGGCTACGCCTTGGGTCAAACCTTGGAATGCACCACAATCAGCAGATAAGAATCTAGTCAGTGGAAAGCCTTACAGAGGCATCAATCGTTTTATCACTGCTATGGTATCTGGCGTCAAAGGATACGATTGTCCAGCTTGGGCTAGTCTAAAACAGTGGAATGAACTAGGTGCAAGGGTTCGCAAAGATGAGAAAGCAACAAAAATAGTTTACTGGTCGCAAGCAAAAGATAGAAAAGCGGAGCAAGCCGGAGAAGATAAGTTTTATCAGTTTGCAAAAGCTTTTTATATCTTTAATGTTGCTCAAGTAGATGGCATTGACATTATTGCAAGTGAGGATACGCCAGTATCCGACAATCAAAAGATTGAAGCGTGCGAGCAAAGAATCATTGCTACTCAAGCCAAATACAGTATCGGCGGCGATACCGCTTGCTATATCCCCTCAATAGATTCTATTCGTATGCCAGCACTGAATACATTCCAAAGTGCTGAACACTACTATGCAACGTTTTTTCACGAATTAACGCACTGGACAAGCGAAAAGACACGTTGCGATAGAGACTTGTCTAAGGGTAGATTCGGCAATGCTGATTATGCTTTCGAGGAACTAGTAGCAGAACTAGGGGCAGCATTTATGTGTCAGCAAATAGGCATCAAAGGCGATTTACGTCATGCCGGATATATAGATTCATGGTTGAAGTGCCTTAAAAGCGATTCCAGAGCAATATTCAAAGCAAGTGCATTAGCGCAGCAAGCAAGTGATTTCTTGTTAGCTTGCGGCACTGATAAGCAGGTTTTGATTGATGATGAATTACTAGCAGCTTGAGGGTAATTATGACTAATTTTAAAAAATTACTAAAAATAAATTGTGTCGAATGTAAAGAAATAAAAATTTACTTTTGGATTCGTCGATGCAAATTTTGTGACGTTGGCGAGGGTTTAATTAAATAGCAGCATAAACAAAGGCAAGGGGATAACTCCCCTGCTTTCCTACACTTTAGGGGATTAGATAATGTTAAATGATTACTATGATTTCAATATATCAGGCCACTTTTTACCTGCAATTATCAATGGTGACTATTCTGGATTAAATGATTTTGAGGTGAATTTACTTGATGATTTTTTAAACAAATATAGCAAATTAGATAATGCTACATGGGACGTTGATTCTATAGAAAGTCAAGATAGTCGTTTTATAGATTGTGACATTACTGAACTATTTTCAGATTGTTATAACGTGAAATTACACTTTACCAATGAATCAATAAGGGGATAACCATGCTGATTACTGATAGCCAATTATCAAAAATTAAATACGCATTAGTTTTAGCGCGATATTTTTGTGATGAACATGAAAACGGATTAGATCAAATACAAAATGAATTGGATTATCAAACTTACCATGATGCAATAAAAACTATTCTTGAAATTGAGGCTAACCATGTTGAAAACATTGCTTGAAATAATTGCAGGTTTTATATGCTTTATCGTTATGTATGCTTATTTTGTTGTATTACTTTCTTTATAACATAGGGGATTATGATGGATTACATTCAAACAATAAATAATTTAGTTACCAATTGTGCAGATCAAGCGAAAAAGCTTGCGCAAGAAAATGCCAATAATGGCAATTTGGAAGCATTGTATTTGTACTATAAACCTTCAACCGAATGGGAACATGGGCACCTGTTAATGGTTCCCGATTCTAAAAAAGAACCTGAAGGGTACATTCTTGCTACTGGTGCAGGTTTAAAGTGCAATGTTGCTTTTTCATATTACTGGCAATGGATTAAAGACAATTCAAGTCGTTTACCGATACTCGCATGGGGCACAAATAAATTATGGGCTTAAAGCCCGTATGAGACGTTTTTTCTAATCAGGCTAGTCAGGTATTGGCTAGCCTTTTTTATCGCCCTAGACGGGCTTTAAATCAATTTAAAGGGGATTATTATGGGTAAACTTAAAGAAAGCATCATAGTTGCGGATGAACATAACGATTTTGTCATTGACCCAACTATTGATCTACAGCAAATAATCGATTGTTTAATTGAAGGGGCTACCGCTTTCACTATGCTTTCAAAGCATTGCCCAAGTGATGAAAAGCATTACTTTTTAAATAAACGCGATCAATTGACTAATTCTGCTGCTGTTTTAACATCACTGCTTTAAAGCCTCTCTAAGCCGTTTTCAGGATGGGATGGTATCTTTCCCTTCCCATGCCTGATTTATCAGTCCTACGCGCCCGTATGCGCGTTTAAACCCTATCTGGAGGAACTATGTCCACTCCTAAGAAACTCTACGCTGTCACTCCGCTGGCACATCCGGCCACGCAGCCGAGTGCGAGACCCAAAAGGCTTGGCAAGGCCGAGACTCCCAAGCCCGTATCAATCCTAGATCAGAACTTCGCTTACACGTCAGCAGCAGGTACAGACTTGCGAGCCAAGTTTAAAGCTATGGGATTCAAAACCCCAAAGGTAAAAAGAGTTAGGTAATTGTTACTGCCTAATTTTTAAGCACCTATTATATGTTTTTATATAGAGATAAAGAGAATAGTCGATAGTTACTTGTATAAGTAACTATTCATAGCCTTTATATATATCAAGAACCATGCCAGCTAAAGTTATCCACAGGTTATCCACAGACTTATCCACAGATAGAAAGCAACTATTGCTATCTACAAACCCATAATTATTATTCATAGACAATAATCTGATAATCAATTACATTTCCATTGCACCATATTTTTAATCAACAACTGGAGAGATTATGAAATATCTATTCGCGTTATGGCTGGCTGTTACTGCCCCACTTGTGTACGCATCATGCACATATCACACCTATTGCGACGCATCTGGACGCTGCACTAACTGTTCTACTTGCTGCTACGGAAACAACTGCAACACTACTTGTTACTAAACTAACTAGACAACCCTTTCGGGAGATTAGGCATGACATATTTGAAAGACATTAAACTGTGCCGAGATTGCACCTTTTTCGGTACACCTCACGGTCAACGTGACCGCTGCATACATCCCAAACTAACCACAGTTGATTTAGTAACTGGCAACGCTGAGTTCCCCTATTGCTACGCAGAACGTAAAACCCCTTTGCCGAATCATTGTGGCGAGCAAGCTTTGTTATACGTGGCAGACGCAGAGGCACTACGCGACAGATTGGAGCGCAGTAAAGAGTTTGAGGAGGCTATGCGTGAAGCCCCTACCCTATAGCCCCCATGACCTTGATCGCACGATAGACAGGCTTACAGCAGTCTTGGAGGATGAATTCGGTGATGACCTAGCTGGATGGGGAGCAGCTACTCTAATACTACTGTCAACAATAGTTGATATGACAGGTGTGGATAGACAAGAGATTGCCAATCACATATTGCAACCAACTGTTAAAAGGGATTTGCAATGAATACAACACAAGAGCAAGCACTTAGGGAATATTTGCAAGAAGCAATTATCCCTTTAATAGAGGGGGTTCTTGTCAAAAAAATTGGACAGGCTATGACCTTTGCGGCAGGAGAACTGACACAGCCTGAGAAGGAATGGCAAGGGCTGACAGATGAGGAGTTTAAGTGGATTGTTTTTAAAAACCACAATCCTCATACACAAAGCGCAAAAAGAATTAGGAATACCATAAAAGAAATAGAAGCCAAGCTAAAGGAGAAGAACACATGACGAGTGTGAACACAGATGATTTTTTACCAGAGGTTAGAAATGCCGCATGGTGGTCAGGAGACAGCCGCCTAGCCGCTAATGGACGCGCAGCAGATGCAATCCTAGTTAAGCAAGGAAAGAAGCAGCCGCCTGATCTATCTGAAGTGGAAGAAGTACAAATGGGCAAGGTGATGGAGCCAACCATTGCCAGACTATTCCAAGACAAGCATAGGATTGAACTGAAGGATGCAGACTATGTTCTATCGCATAAGACTGAGCCGTGGTTTAAATCTCATTTTGACTACCTCAGTGCAGATGGACGAATACTCGTTGAATGTAAAAACTACAACGCTGGCGTTCTGTCTAAGTTCGACGAAGAAACAAACATGGTTCCTGCTCCAGATATGGCGCAACTCGTCCACGAAGCGGCCTGTCATAACGTGGATGAGATTTATCTTGCAGTCTTGTTTGGTGGACAAAAGTTCAGAACATTCCACTTCACCATCACGCAGGAGATGAAGGATGAGCTTGTCAAAGAGATGGCAAAGTTTTGGGGCATTGTCGTATCTAATGCCGAGCCGCAAGCTAGTGATGTTGAATCAACCAAGCTTATCTGGCCTATTTCGAGTGAGGAAACGGCAACTGCAACTGGCGCGGTGGAACAGGCTTGTTCTGTCCTTAGTGAATACAAGGCACGTATCAAACAGCTTGAGACAGAAGCAGAGAAAGTCGAGGTTGCGATACGGGAATACATGGGTGCGAAAGGTTCGCTGGTTACTGTGGATGGAAAGACGCTTGTAACGTGGCGTAACTCTAAACCTAGTAAAAAGTTTGCGTCTGATTTGTTTCAACAAGCTATGCCAGATGTTTACCAGAAGTTCGTAATTGATATGCCGGGTTCACGCAG